GAAAGATTCACGCACAATCCCCCTTCCCGGAAACGCTGAACGGGGCGACGGCGAGGATCATGGAAAGTGGTACAGGTGTTGGAATTGCGGATTTATCTGTGATGTTGACAGGGATGCGTTAGGTGGGCCTGACGATACTGATGGTGTCACGCCGGAAGCCTACACGACATTAGATCAATACGGAGACACCGCATACCACTGTGAAGGTGCTGCCGGGAAAACTCAGACTATTTGTGAGGCTGCTGGCGGCACATGGTCAAGCACAAGGTACATTCCACGGATTGATTCGGGGTGTCCTATGTGCGGTTGCCTTAATTGGCGAGGAGATTTTTAACTTTTAAAAACGAGAAGGAGGATGGATATGGGCTTTGAAGTTGTTCATGGAAATCCGCAGACCATTTGGGCTCCGGTTGTAAATTCGGATACCCTGTACGTTGGTCAACTTGTACGTTGTAATAACGAAGGTGTTGAGCCGTTTGTTCAGGCTTCAGGTCTTGCTGACCAGGCCCGAAAGATGGCGGCTGTAGCTCTTATAGCTAATGGTGGTTTGGCCAATAACCAGTTGTTTGGCGTGGTAATTGGCACTAACAAGAGAACGCCTACGTTTAACACCACGTACAAAGCGGAATATATCACCTATGTAAGTCCGGCTTCAGCAAGCTCCGGGGATTATTTCGGAGTTGAAGGAGTATGGGCGAAGGGTGATTTACAGGCAATGGTGAAGGTTGCGTTGATTACATCGGAAACCGTGTTGCGGGGACCGATTTGTAACGCGGCTTTCGGTACTGCCCCTACGGTTTTAACCGTAGCGAGTGGAGCGTCCACTACGGGTTGTACCACTAATGCAAGTGAATCCACAGCCGTGGCAAGTGAAGCCACTATGTATTTCAGGACAGGTGCGGCAGCGGGATGTTATCGGATTTGCGATGACACAAGCGCCACCGCTCACACCTGGGACATGCCCACGGGTACTACCTGTGCGGTTGGGGATAAATGCGTAAAGGTGCAGCTTCGGACTCTTGGGCAGTGCAAAATTATGCTCGACAGTGAAGCTATGTATATTGATAACAATGCGGAATTGACCTCTCACTATCACCTGATCGATGTTCTCAGGCTTGATCTTTCTGAGGCCGGTAAAGAGTATGTCGAGTTCCGTATGTCAACTTATACCATGTTGTCGTATGACGACATAGCCTAAGAAAGGAGGCAAAAAATGGGATCACCATTAGATAGCTCTCAGTTTGTGAGACTTCTCGACCAACGCCTCCGTAGCGTTAGCGAGAACAAGTATAAGGATCTGCCGAGCATGATTCCGAAGCTGTATAACACCCTTCCCTCAGACAGTGCGTGGGAAGAGTTTTATGGCATAGGGGCCGTGCCTGACATCCCGGAGTTTAACGGAAAAGTTTCTTGGCTGGGTATCGCTCCGGGCTACCACAGCAAGATCGAACCGAAGGAATATGCAGGTGGTATTCTTGCGGAGCGAAAGCTGATTGACGACAAAAAGTACAAGGTTCTGGACGGAAGGGCTGAAGGTCTTATGGGCTCTGCTCACAGGGTCAGAGAAAAGAAAGGGATGCGTACCTTTGGGTATGCGTTCTCTACTGCCTTTGACTACATGGAAAGCGAGGAAGGCGTGGCCCTTTGTTCAAGCTCTCATACCACTAAGTCCGGTACGTCCACGTCAAGCGGGTTTGATAACGCCGGTACGTCTGCAATGAGCAAAACCAGTATTGCGACTACCCGTCTGCTTATGCGGAAGTTTCGCAACGACATTTCGGAGAGGATTGAGGTGGGGGATGACTTGGCGATTGTTTGCCCGGACAACCTTGCTGATACCGCTTATGAGATTACCGGGACTCCGGCTGGGTACGATACGACGGCTTTGGACAAGAATATGTCTTATGGCCGCTATGAGGTCATTCCGTATCTGCGTCTTGACGATGTGGATACAACCAACTGGTTCATGGTGTGGAAGTCTCAGATGAAGAAAGACCTTATGTGGATTGACAGGATTTCACCTGAGTCCAAGAATACCGTGGACTTTTCCACATACCAGTTGCAGCAGGCCGTTTACTTCCGGTGTGCTGCGGGTTTTATTGACTGGCGATGGGTCTACGGAAATGTGGTGTCATAACAACAACTTAACCGTGTTGGCGGTTTAACATTCTCTCATTGGGGGAGGCCAGCACCTCCCCCTCTATATAGCACGGGCAATGAAGCGTCCGGCTAAAGGGGAACAATAATGGCAGGAACTTATGGAACATTTAAACGAAGCGGGATCCCCATCAAGATAGATGGCGAAGAGCGGAATTAGCAGAAGACGAGGCAGCCAAAAAGAAAGCCAAAAAGAAAAAGGAGGTCAAATAACAATGGCATTAGAAGAGGTACAGTTTTTCGGGGCGGCAGACAGGAAAGGCCGACATGCAGACGGAAAGATAACGTCTGAATATCCCGCTTGGTATTTTGTCGCACAGACAGAAGACCTTCAGGAAGAAATCGAGCATAAGACACGGGCAATTAAAATGGGGCTTATCCCGCCTTCCGAGCTTCCTTATGCACAGGAAGAACTCAGGAAACAGGAAACCATGCTTGAACGGATCAAGAGCAAGCCGGAACTGAAGGGCAAGGACAAGGATGAGGCGGCCAAGATTTACAAACATCTTTCAACTCAGATAGGCGATACGATGTTCTCCAGGAGTGAGATGAAAAAAGGTCTTGTCGATGCCCACGAAGAAGTACGGCGTATGACAGACCCAATTATCAATGTCCGGGGTCAGACCAAAATACTCGCTAACATGGGTATCAATGCGAAAGGCGGGAAGATAAGCCGTAATGAAGCGTCAAAAGCCTTCAAGATCATAGGCCGGGTTCTTGGTGAAGCTACGAATATCGAATATCTCAGGAAAGACTTTAACCACGGAACATTTCACCCGGAAAGAAGCCTTGAAGAAATGGAGCAGTAATGGACGGCAAAGACCTTCTCAGGCGATTAGAACAAATCCTGAATGAAGAAAGCACGGGAACTTGGACGGATGATAAGAGTTCCTATGACTTTCTTTGGGAAGCGGCTAAAGAATGGGTTGCACGAACCAAGAGCTTAACGGCTACTCAGGAGTTCATCACGGTTGCCGGACAGCCTAATTATATGCTTGATGTGAATTTTCTCAAGCTGTTCCTTACGGATAACAGCAACAGGTATTTTCTGAAATATACAGACGGTTCAGATCATCTTATCCGGTTCATGGACTATGAGGATATCTTACATAGGAACAGCATCAAGACGTATGACATTCAACAGGCTACGCTCACAACGGCTGCAACCACTATTCAGGATACGGGCCAGGACTTCTCTGATTGGGAAACATCTTCCGGGGATTCGGCCTATAAGCTGACCATTACGAACACTCAGGGCACGGAATCATGGGCCTATCTTGGGGAAGCCTCTACCACCACAAATGCTGATGATACGGTAGCCGTTTTCTCTGACCTTGATAGGGATTCTACCGGCTGGAATGGCGCCGGGACTCCATCGGGAACGGCCAGTTTTTACCGTGTCGAGAAATGTTCTACCCAGGACGTGCCGGACGGGTTTGCCATAAGGGATAAACAAGACAAGATTGACCAATCAACCGGGACGGCTACCTCAGATGGGGCTGCGGCAGGCGGCGAATGTACCCTGACTGACACATCGGCTGAATTTTTTTCCTCTGAATATGTCGAACCGGGAGATGTGGCTCACAACACGACAGATGCCAGTGATGGGATTGTTTTGTCTATTACGAGCGATACCGCCCTTGTTTGTGCCTTGTTCAATGGAACTGACAATGAATGGGATACAGACGATGCTTATGTCATTCAACCACAGGGCAGGCTTGAGATATTCCTTGACCCACCTCCGGCCACAGCGGGGCATATTGTAAGGGTTGATTTCATATCAAGGCCGGACCCGGTGTATTCCGATTACGGGATTTACAGGTTTAGACAACATGCTATGGAGGCCATAGTCAAGTATGCGGCATGGCTTTATAAATACCGGGACCAGGAGCCGAACTTTGGAGATGTGCTTTATCAGTGGTTTGACAAGGCTGTCAGACAGGAAGCATTTAATCTGCATCCTGAAAAGAAACGGGCAAGGTGGACGGTTAATCTGAAGGCAAGACGATAATGGGAAGCGTTAAAAAAACAGGTGTTAAGAGACTGACAAAAATAGATTCACAGCCATTCAGGGGCGGGGCATATACCGGCAAGGAATTAGCCTTGATACCTTCCGGTGGGTTCTCAATGGTTCAAGACTTACGCATGAGACACCCTGGATTTGAGGAAAGGCCAGGATGCGTTAAGGCCCATTCCACGGCAGACGGTACAAATAAGACCCTTTCGCTTTATCAGTTCTCCAAAGGCAAAACATCCGAGCAACATCTATTCGCCCAAATGTCAGATGGAGATATTCTGGAAGCTACGAACATGCCCCCTACGGTTACGCCAGGTGTTTTCGGGGCAGAGGTTAAAAGCAACACCACAGGTCAGATACCGGCTGCATGGGGCAACATAGATGACGTTATGATTCACTCGAACGGGGTGGATCAGCATCAAACCTATGCAGGAACGGCAAACCCCGTATCCGCTTTTGTCGAATATGATTCAGGCGCGGCACCGACAAATTTTGAGACAGACGGTTATGATTATACTCAGGAAGTGACCGATGGCCTAACCTCAACGAGCGCGACCGTTACAGCCTTAAATACTTATGCCAGCCATGAATGTCTCTTTATATGCACCCCTGTCCCGGCTAATAGGCTGACTTGGGATTTGGGAAGCGTGAATAACAATGCGGCTGTTGGAACCCTCTCTTATCGGAAAAGCGACAACACATGGGCTGATACCACAGAAACCGATGCCACCATATTAAGTACTGCCACAATGGGCCAGGACGGTGCTATGACATGGACCTCACCGTCTGATGAAATACCTTATATGCTATTTGGAGTTTCAGGCTATTGGTACAGGTGGGAAACGGCAACGCAACTTGATAACATCACGGTTATTGGGTTGACCTACGGTAGCGATTTCAACGATTTGACAAA